TATCCGGAGTTTGCCCCGGCGTTTGTATGACTTGACGACGAGGTCGTAATATAGAACCGAATCGCCGACGAGGTGGAGCCGCCGCCGGAGGACACATACGGCATCGTCAGTGAGACCGCGCTCGCGCCCATGGAGGGTGAAGTGAAGGAGTACCTTGCTATGCCGGAGGAGCCGAGCGCCACCACGCAAAGCGGGAACTCGTACAGCGTCCCGGTTCCGTTCACGTCGTCCTGCGTCAAAGCGGAAAACCCAGAAACCTCGGCGGCGTACTCCACAGTGAAGGCCGCCTGTTCAAAGTCGCTGCTGGTCGAGGTCTGCGTGAGATCGATGGAGATGAGCACACGCGCGTATCCGCTGGTAGCGCCGTCAATTACCACGGCGGCGTTCGCCGTCAGCTTCATCTCGCGCCCGGCGACGAGGAAATACCCCGGTGTGACCGTCAGCGCTGTGCCGCTGAAGGACAGCTCGCAGCCGCTGAGAATGCCGTCCTCAATACAGCACTCGAATAATCTGCCGTGATCCTTCGCGGTCACGGTCTGGTTGTCAAAGTTGATGCCATGGATACTTGAACTCATAGTTTCGCCCCTTTCAGTCGTTCGGTGAGCGTGGTCGCCAGCTCGCCGCTTTTATATAAAAACCTGCTGTCGGCGGAGGATATCCCCACGTAGGAAACATAGGAGGACAGCCTTCCTCCGTCCAGCCGGATGCTTGTCGTGTCGTATAGGTCGTAGGTCACGTCGCTACGCCACTCGATTTTGTGAGAGCAGGAGTTTTGTGAGAACACGTCCTGCACACGCTCGTCCATGTCCTCGCCTTCGTTCAGCGCGACCACCTCCCAAGCGCCGTCCGCGCGATTAAGAGGGATGGCGGTCGAGATAGCGCCGTCAGAGGAGAGATAATAATCCGTGCCGACGCCGCTCTCATATGCCGTAACCTTCGCTATGGAGGAACGGCTGTAAGCGCGGGAGACAAGCTGCGAGTGGCCGTCGTTAAAGACGATGTTATGGGACGGACGCGTTCTGCGTATTATCCGCACGGTCAGCGTGTCACGCGAGATAGAGAAAACCGTCTGCACATCCCGCAGGCGGTTCACTTTACGCATATAGGTTTTCAGGTTGTACAGCCCATCCGTCACAGTCGGCGGCAGAAACTCCGTTACGTCCGTGTTCACGATTTGCAGATACGGCATCTGGTACGCTGAGTCCAACACGGATTTGTAGTGCGCGTCGAGCTGGTCAGCAAGCCACGCGCCGATCTGCGTACCCGCCTCCTCATACGGCAGCGGTCGGTCGAAAGCGCAGCGCACATCCGCGACGGTGACTGTGGTCTGCTGTTCTTCGGGCGACACCTGGTCTATGAGCCAGATATGCCCGTCCATAATGAGAAAGTCGCCCTCGTTGCCGTGGGTCACCTCCGTCCCACAGAGAATGATGGTTCCCACGTCGTCCTCGATGGAGCACAGCGGAGCTTCCCAGCTTATAGCTTCGGCGGACATGACCGTCTTGAAGTCCGTTCGGCTCTTTATATACGCAAGCATGGTCACACACTCCTATAATAGTAATAAACGCGAACGGTCGCCGTGCCGTTTATGATCTCGTCCGCCGCGAGAAACAGCGTGCAGTCCTCGGTGATAGGAACTCTCGGAAACGGCTCGTAGGAGAGGTCAACGGCATTGAGAAGGTCTGTCGTGACCCCGTCCGCATCGGTCATTCGCGCATAGCTGTCGCCGTAAAGCGTGGAGATTTCCAGCTTTTCATTCGCCGCCAGCGTGACGTTCAGGGAACACACGCCGTAGACCGCGTCGGTCGCTGTTCCGCGTAGGGTCAGCCTCGGATTGATGATCTCACCCGTGTACGAGAGTACAATGGCTGCGGGAATATGCCCACCGGCGGCGATGTCGACCGCCATGCTCCCGGCATTGGACGAGCTGTAAACAAGCTCGGTCGTGTAGCTGAAGGAATACCGCATGACATAGCCGCTCTCCTCGACCATCGACATTCGTGACGGAGTCGCCCGATACCACGGCGTAACACAGGCCAGTGACACCGGCACCTCAAGCCATCGTGTCTCGGTCAGTTCGGTCTTTGTCATGTAGTTGAGGGCGACTCCGCGATAGTACTCGTTCGAACCGTAGGGCAGATATACGAGAAAGAGCTTCGCGGATATATTGCACCAGTTGGCAAACTCCCTGTAGGTCGCGTATGCACTGTTGCCGGTAAAGACGAGACTGCAGGCAATCGTGCTCTGCGGCTCTGTGTCGCCTGAGACGGCGCGAAAGAACCCCTTCTTCAAATCTGCGAAGGAGGGGTTCAGGGTAACGCCGAGGCCGGAGGGAGCGGAGAGAAAAATGCCGGTTTCGTTGTTGAGCGCGTATCTGACGCCCAGCTCGTTTTCAATAAAGAACCTCCTCATATAGCCGCCCCCAGTCTCGCGTTAAACCGCGTAAAAAGATAATCCACGGTCGCTTCGTCGAGAGACTGCGGATAGATGTTGATGACCGTCTGACCAGACGCGCCGTTCGAGGTTCCATTCAGCGCGCCGTTTACAGTGCCGTTCACGGAGAAGTCTGTCGGCAAAGCTGTTTGCATCTCATTGGCGAGTCCGTTCATGACGTCGGTGATGTCGCCGCTCATGGCTTCGGCCGCCTTGACCGCCTCGTCGCCGTTATCCGAAATAGACCCGGCGAGGCCCTTTACCAGCATTTCGCCGACCCATGCCATCTCCTTAGAGGGAGAGTTAATGCCGAAGAAGTCGCAGATGCCGTCCCAGATGCCGGATATCCACCCGGACACTTTGTCCCAGAGCCACGAGGCGAGCTGTTGAATGCCCTGCCAGAGGCCTTTGACGATGTTGCCGCCGATTTCCATGATCTTGTACATGAGCGACCCAAATGCGGAGACGATTCCGCTGATGATCTGCGGCACGGCTTTTACAATTTCCACGATGATAGTCGGAAGATTTTGAATCAGCGCCACAAAGAGCTGAACGCCCGCCATAATGATTTTATCGATGTTTCCAACAATGGCGTTCACAAGTCCCGACACGATTTGCGGGATAGCCTTGCCGGACTTAAATTCCTTAACGATCTCAGCCGCGCCGTCGTCGGCGTAGAGCGTCGCTTCCGCAAGCTCCACGGAAAGCTCGGCGGAGATGGCCTTCGCCAGAATCGCGGGTACGCCGTAGGTCTCGTCGCCGGTTGCGCTCTCCGTAATAGGCGCGTAGTAGAGTTTATCCAGACCAATAGTTGCCATTTTTTAATCCTCCATTGTATAGGTGTTATATTTCGCCACGTCGATGGCGTAATGATGATAGCCGGTGTCGTCCTCGTGGGTAATATACCGTCTGTCGGTGACGGAGATATCCGCCCGCAGCACAGCCCTCACGATACGGTTTTTCACAGCGGTGTAGCTGCCTTTGTCGAAAAGAGAGACGCGCACCTCCTGTATTTCCTCCTGCGGCGTATCGTCCGCGTGAAGCTCGAAGGTATCCGACAGCGGTGTGAGCACGACATAGCGGTCGGGCGGCGCGTCGGAGAAAACGCCGGTCTCGACTGGCACAATGGGAGAGATGATCGCAGTCAGTTCCTCCAAAAGGCTCATACTTTTTCGACCTCCTCCTCAAAGACGCGCCTCATCGCCTCGACGCACTCATTCCTCGACGCGGATTTCGCGGGCTTCAGAAACGGCTTGGGCGGCTGTCCGTGCTTGCCGTATTCCAGAATGTTGGCGATTTTCGCATTGCTTTCTCCGTCTCGCCTCGGTTCGGAGAAGCCGATTTTTACATCAAAGTTGCCGTCTCGGTTGAGCTTGGGCGGAGATACGCCGAGCGCGGACGCGAGCTGCCCGGTAGACCGGGATTTCGTTTTGACGTTTGCGCCGATGACAGACTCAAGGTTGCCGCGCACCTTGTCGGCAACGACTGCTCCGCCGGCCTCCAGAGCCTTTTCGGTGATATCATCCGTCCTGTCTCCGAGCCGGGAGAGCTTTAAGAGGAAGTCCTCCGGCAGCTTGAAATCGCACTTAGCCACTGGGCGTCACCTCCTTCGCCAGTACCTCGATATACATCCCGCGCCCTTTGACATCTTCCACAGAGGTAATCTCAAACCGACCGTCGCCGTTTACAATGACCATCGCCGTCGTAACGGTAACGTCGGGAATGCAGCGAAAACGGAAAAGGTCGGTGGCTTCGGAGAACTGAGCGCGGTTCGCCCATTTCTCATTGCCGTGCCGACCTTCCCGGTACGCTCTCACGGAGGCGAGGATATAGTCGGTTTCCGTGGAGAAGCCCTCGCCGTCCTTCGTAATTCTTTTCTCTATGAGGTCTATAAATGTGTTCATCTGCCCATAGCTCATACTCACACCTTCCATTCCCGGTCAAGCCGGAGGAGCAGGTTTACGGTGTTCCACACCTGCTGCCCCGCTTGAACGCTGTCTGCAAAAAAGCCGCCCGTGCTGCCGTCCCTGGATTCGTAGAAATGGGACGACAGCATAATGACGGCTTGTTCGGTAGTGGCAGGCATGGAGTGATCTCTGTAGTAGCCCTCCGCGATGTGCTGATTGCTTTCGGCATAAGAGACGGCGGCGGTGATATACGTTTCGAGCAGAGCATCGTCCACGCTGTGTTCCAGAATGAGGTTCGCTTTGACTTTCTCAAGCAAGGTCATATATCATCGCCGCCTTTCTGATTACGCGCCCATCTGAAGGAGCTTGATGCCCTCGTTCAGAATGACCTTGCCGTCCACGCGCTCGGTGGCAATGAAGCCCACCTGACCGTTTCCGGCGTAAAGCTCGTTCAGACGCTGAACAGTACGGCCCATACGGTCGGCAATCCAGTAGTTGGAGAAGTCGCCGAACGC